ATGCTCGGAGCGGATCGTGTACCACTCCCAGTCGATCCCACACCACCGGTGAATGTGCCGGTGGATCCAGCAGATGTCGTAATCCGACACCACCCGGCTCTGGCCGGCCGGATCGATGCGAGGAGAAATCCGAGACTGGCGCGTGGAGTCATCCTGAGCATCCCCCACTGCCGCGGCGGCATCGACTTTCTTCCATACCCGCCCCTTGGGATCCGGCCGCTCCATACGATCCTTAACGTCGCACCAGTACATCGGGATCTGATCGATCAGGTACGGAGATTCCTCCAGAGGGTTCATCCAGTTGGCTGAAGGATCGAAGCGGATGTTCTCCAGAGGTCTCAGGTCGACTCGCGGCTGATCGCGCACCAGCTTCAACTCCCGCGTCTTGGGGTCCCGACGGGTGATGTATTCCCAGTAGGGATTCCACACACAGGCCCCCATCGTCTGAGCGTCCTGAGCACCACCTAGGATCACGTGGAACCACGGAATGGACTTGGTGAGCCGGTACTGAAGCAACGCCTGATTGAGCTCGGCGGAGATGCGTTGGCGGATGTCGCCCTGGTTCAGCCCCTGGATAGATGTGCGGTCCATGTTCGAGAAGAACGCGGCAGCGGCAGCGGCTTCGTTCTTGCGGATGATCGAGCGTATCTTGGGGACGTAGATGCTCGATCGCTTCTTGAAGCTCTCGGAGTTGTACTTCGAGTCCCCGGGGTGCTGGTTGTTGAAGGCTCGGAGGCTATCGTCCCACTGCTTGCGGTAGTTTTGATCCAGATAGGTCGTGGAGTAGTCGAGCGCATCCTGGGCCCGCTGGTCCCAGTCGGGCTCCGTGAAGGCTTCCCCGGTATCGGCTTCTTCGACCGGCTCGTCCTTCTGGGTCTCGGACTGGCCCTGCCAGTTGATCCCTGGAGGGGGTTCTGTGTCGACCCCGATGCGCCAGCCGTGAAGCCGCTCGCGCCCGAGAGCTTCCTCAGGGGAAGCATCAGCGAGGTTTCGCCCGTCATCGAACGCTCGCCGGCCGCCGTCCTTGGGATCGCTCAGAGACGGGGGCTGTGTTCTCCATGGCTTGGACTTGGGCATCAGGCTACCTCAGGGGGCCAGCCACCGGGCGGTTCCCACGGCGCCTCGGGTCCACGTGGAACCACAGGCTCAGGGGGTTTCAGTTCAGCCACCGCCTGGTCGATGAGCTTGAGGACTTTCAACGCATTCGCTCCGCCCCCGGCATTCGCCGCAGCCGACACGTACGGTCGGGCGGCAGCCAGAGCCAAGCGTGCGTTAGTCGTCATCGTCCTCGGGCCACTCTTCCTCGCCTTCAAAACTCCACGGAGCAAAGCTCTCGTCATCATCCCCGTCTGGGTCGGGCTCGAAGTCAGGTGAATCCCGCGGTCTTTCCACGATTCCAATCTGGGCAGATGGGCGGGTGAGCCTCGTCCCACCGCCCACGGGGCATCCTGAAGGCTTCCAGCATCTCCCCTGCCCCTCGGACGGCAGACTCCACCAGCGCCTTCTTGGAGCCCTGCCGATGGGGCGGGAGCACCGATCCAAAGCCGTTCTTGCCGGTCTTCATCATCACCGCGTGAGCAATTTCGAGGTGCCGGATGATCAATGCACCCCCCTGAAAGCTCACCATCCAAGGGTGGCCGGGATAGTGACGGTCCAGTGCCTGCATGACCTCAAGCCCCCATACCTCCTCGTCCCGCTCATCCTCCTGAACCCCTGCTCCTTCAGGCTGGCTGACGAGCAGCAAGTCACCGCTCGTGTGACGGAATACGGGTTCGTTTGCGACTTTCACGCAAGATCCTGTCTATCCGCTCGGCGGCGCGCAGCAGATTCTGGCGTGACTTTCACGCGAAGGCATCGCCTTCAGAGGGAGGACCTTCGGAACTGTTCGGCACCGACACCCATACCTGAGCAGGCCGGTCATCCCCAGAATGATTGTCCCAGCGCTGCTCCAGCTCCCCGTCGTTCACGCGAAGGTAGGGCGTGATCTGATAGCCTGACAAGTCGGTCATGATCCGGGCCTCCGGTAGATGCCAGTCGAGAGCCTGTCCGTTGAATCGAAACCTCGACCGTTGCTGAATTCGTAGACGCGATGATCGGGCGCCGAGAACTCGCTCCCCCACATCCGCACCACCATCTCCTTCCACGAGAACTGGCGGCTCGTGACCTGCTTGCCCAGTGTCGGTTTGAGTGGCGGCAGTGGCATCAGGTGCCCTAGCGGTAAACCCAGGCGAGAAACGCGAACGTCAGAACGAAGACTAGAACGCTCGTCATACTTCCCCCTCGATCGCCATCAGGAAGCGCGTGGTGGCTTCCCTCTCGCGTGCAGCTCGCAACTCTGCCACAAGGGCACGGATTTGTTCAGCTCTTTCGGGCGCCTGGGTGCGAGACCAGCGCTCAAGCTCCTCCAACTGACTCTCAGTGAGGTCGCGGCGTGCCATTTCGGTGCCTGCCTTTCGCAACCATATCGCGCAGATTGTCCGCCTGCGTACCAAGCCACAAATGGTTCGGGTTCACACACCGAGGCCGATCGCAGCGGTGCAGCACGTAGAGCCCCTTTGGAATTTGGCCTCTGAACGTTTCAAACGAAAATCTGTGCGCCAGCTGATAGCCATGTCCGCCACGAGGCGCCACAACCCCGTATCTCTTGCCCGTAGAGGTCCACATCCAACATCGAGATTGCGGACGAACGATAACGTTGTCGAGAATCCTCAGACTAGCCGTCTTCATGCGCTTGCCACCGCAACCTAAAACAGGGTAGGTGCCGCGCTTCATCAAACATGCTCCGGTTCTAACACCTGAGAATCGATAAAGGACGGAGGCTGAGGACTCAAATCATAAATCCTTGAAACAGCGTCGATGAGGTCTTTTCGATCTACGAAGGGATAATAGCTGAGCTGAATCTTGAATCGTTCCCAAAGGTCGTACGCCTTCCCCTCCTGGTCCTTCTGCACGATCTTGGACGAAATACGGTGCTCGTAGCCCGCAGCCAGCATCCTCACCTGATACGGCGTGATGGTCTCGTCATCGGTCGGATACGGCCCGTGAAAGGCATGTGAGCGCACGTCAGGTAACAACCTCTGGATCCGGTCGTCCTTGCTCCCCGGCCCGTCGTTCGGCCACTCGAGCAACTCGATGTCAAAGCCCAGTTCCTCGGTCTTCTTGCGCTCCTCGAAGTAGTCCATGTCCGCTTGGGCCCCGTAAACCTCGTACCCGACCTTGATGCCTTGGACCCCGGGAGCCTGACGCCACTTGCGCCACAGATCCCGCATGTTCTGCCAGCGCTCCATCAGGTCCATCTGGTGATCGAACCCGTCGAGCAGGTACTTATGAGCGTGCTCATCTACTCCCACGACAGCCATGGCCGTGTTCGCGGAGTCTTTCTTTTTCGAGCGCGCGGGATCGACCATGAGGTAGACCATCAGGGCATCGGGCCGGACTTCGTACTGCTGCAGGTCGTTCACATCGAACATCCGGTTAGTGCCCGAGAGCGGATTGCACAGGTGCTGACAGGCGAGAGTGGAGTCGAGCTGGTCGCGGATCTTCTGTTCCCACTGGGCTTGGGTGAACAGCACCGGCTTACCCGTCTTCGTGCCATCGTGAGTGGCCGGATAAACCCGTAACTTTGCCGCCCCGCGCTTGATGATCTCCGCGTAAGTGTCAGCAAAGTGATACCGCGTCCCGATGTGCCACTTCCTGCCCCCTGCCACCCCGAGGTTGTCCGAGAGTGACCACGCTTCGGTCGTCTTCACGATCTGCTCAGGGGTGTTCACCGACTCCTGAGTAACGACATCATCGTACACCAGCAACTGGAAGTGCCTCGATGTCGGCTGCCCGTCCACAAGCCCATGAGCTTCTACCGTGGCCTCCTTGGGGTTATGGGTGCGTTTGACGATGATCCCACCGTCGACCGACCAGGACGGGGCATCGCGTTCGGGATTGGCGTAGAGCACCTCGGGGAAGAGCCCAATGAGGGCCTCGTTCGCCTCGAACTCACGCTTGATCTGGTTCAGAAAGGCTTTGGCGATGGGTTTTGTGTGACTGAAGATGCCGACCGTGATCTCCGGATCCTTCAAGACTTCCTGAATGATCCCAGCGAAGGTGATCAGCGTAGACTTGTAGCCTTCCCGGAACCAGATATCTATGAAGCCATCGGGAGCCGTCTCGACCTCCCGGCATCGTACATACAGCCACGGGTGCCAAGCGTCATACCGACGCAAGAGCTTGATCAGCAGGTAATAGCGGTCAACGAGCGCCAGAGCCTTGGCGGCCGAGAGATCCTTGCCCTTAAGATCCATCGCATCCCAGCAGGCGAGCAGCTCACTGAACGGTAGTGTCCTCACCCTCTCGATGAACGAGTTGTCGTGCAAGACGCTCGGTGAGGGACTCGGCATTACTCACCACGAGGGTAGTTGTGCTCTCAACCGTGGCCTCGATCTGCTTGGGCAAGAGGCGAGCGTAGAGTCCGTAGAACTCTGACTGATGACGCTTCGCCCACTTGGCCATCGCGTGTGTTCCGCCCAAGCGGGTAAAGACAGCGAGCACGTTGTCCTTGACCGAAGCGTGAACACGATTGGGGATTCCCTTGGGTCGCGCCATAGAGTATGCGCTTAAAGACTGATTGGGCTCAGGAATCAGCCCCTCTTGTACTGGACGTTCGAACGCATGCGATGAGTCTCGGTGCTCCCCGGTTGATGCAGGCGCTTAGGCTTGGGTCCAGTTGAGCGATGGTGAGAGCCGTGAATTGCGGCTTCGTCCAGATCACGGTTCTCGATAGGGCGGTACTTCTGGCGTGCGCTCATTCGTCACCGTGATATCCGTGGTAGCCGGGCGCCTGAGTGCGACGGACATAAAGCGCCAGACGATGAGGCATGTCGGTGTTCGTGCGATGCTCAATGGTCGCGTCCAGGTCGAAATCCCCGGTCAGGTTCGCCACCTCATGCCAAGCCTTCGGAGCACAGGCGTGACAGCCGTGATGGCCCATCGCGAGCATTTTAGCTTTCTTCATGAGCTTGAGCGTATTCTAAAATCACCCTTCAGGGTAGCCCGACCTCAATCACAACATGGATATCCGTCGCACCACTGATATGCACGCTCAGCACCGGAAGCACGACAAAACCTCCGTCCACCTGACGCTGCTGCACGGTCTTGACCTTCAGGAATTCCAAGATCATCTCCAGACGCTCCCGTAAAGGCTGACCTACTGAGATTTCCACCGTACGTCCTCGCCCTTCGGAATCCGTTCGTCAATCGCCTCACACAGAAGGTGGATCAGCAAGGCATGGGCTTCCTGAATCCTCGCCGTCACCTTGGACGGTACCGTAAGATCCACATCACACCCGGCAATGATCCCCTCGTGACCCGATAGCCCGAGCGTCGACAGACCTCTGAATTTCGCCGCGTGGACCGCTTCTAAAACGTTCTTCGAGCGCCCGGACGTGGAAATGGCGACCAGAACATCTCCGGGGCGTCCCAAAGCCTCCACCTGACGCGCGTAGACGCGATCGTAGCCGAGATCATTCGCAGAGGCGGTCAGGGTAGCGGGGTCGGTCAGAACCAGCGCTGCGAGAGCCCTGCGGTCTACCGCGTAACGGACACTCAACTCGGCCGAGAAGTGTGCTGCATCGCACCATGAACCCCCGTTCCCGCATAGCAGCACCTTGTGAGCGGTGGCAAAGCAGTGAACCAGCATGGTGACGGCTGGCTCAAAGGACAGCTCCAGCACTGGCATCAGACGCTCGATCAGTTGAGAGTGCTCGATGAGTGAGGACCCCCAGGAGCCGGTCACAGAATGCCCTTGATTGCGAGCAACACCAGTAGCAGGAGAATCACATACGGCCAAAAGTTATCTTTGGAGCTCACGAGCGGCCTCGTAGGACCTCAATGACCTCGAGCCCATACTCGATCCCCAACATTGCGCGCTTCAGTCTGTAGGTCGAATGCGCGCGAGTGACCGCGTTCTTCACGTCTTCGACCACGAGCTTCCCGTCCCTCACGTAGCTGAAATCCGCGATATATACGCAAACCCGCCGCGGAATTCCGTTCGGGTCCGGGGAGTGAAGCGCGAACTCGGGATGGACTTTCAGCTCGCTGATGAGCCCCTGCGACAGCATTGTCTTCAACTCAAAGTACCTGCGGACTTCGGCTTTGCTCGCAAAAGCGTGTCCATCCTCCGTCTGAGGTTGGTTCCTGTACTTGCGGCTCGGGCGGGTTGAGTCACCGTAGAGCCGATGGCGGACGCTAGCCAGGTCGGCAGAGGTCCAGCGAGTGCTCACGCGCCCCCCGCGATCTGTGCCCGACTTGGGTGCCATGATGCGGCGATGTGGCGAGCGAGGGGCAGGGGAATCTTGGCGATCTGCGCGCTTGCGGCTTTCCTGGCACTCGACTTGCTGCCACTCAAGCGGGCGATGTATGGCTCGGAGTTGTTGAACCAGTCGCCGCCCTGTTTGATGCCTGTTTCCTCAACGCATCGAGATTGAAATGAACCACCACTCCCGCCAAATCGAAACCCCGGAAGTTTGCGACCATCGGGATTCTGTCCGTGACCGCTCTCGGTGTTGTGAGCGATGTTAAACCAACTTCCGCCACCGTTCTTGATTGCCTTGGTCATTGGCATCAGCGCCGGCACATCGCCCCACAGATGGAAGCTCCCGAAGTTCCAGCGCGACCGTCCCACGTAGGGCTGCGCGCCCCTCACGTTCTCGACCACCAGCGGAACGTAATGCCCTGCGGCTTCCGATGCCTCACGCTGGATGCGAAAGCACGCCTCGAACAGCTCATTGCTCGGGGGCGGCAACGCCTTGGCGCGCTTCCAGGGCATCGCCCGCCAGGAGTACGCCTGGCAGGGTGGTGAGGCGACGATCAGCGCCGCGTCCTTGAACTGCCGTCCGTGGAGCGTCCTAACGTCCTGCAGGACGAGTTGCGCGGGGTAGCGGTGCTCACCGTACACGTGCTGCTCGATGTCGAAGCCGATGACTTCATACCCCTCGGCCAGCAATCCCTCGGTCCAGCCGCCAAGGCCACAGAACAGGTCAATGGCAAGCGGTCTCATGTCCCCAGTCCCGCGATCTGTGCCGCAGCGCGCTTCATGCGGCTTTCGCCTTCGCAATCTCAGCCGTCATCTGATTCACTTCCTCAGGATTCTCTGCGCGCCATTCGGCCCAGCTCGCATCTTTCAACTTCCAACGTATCCACTGCGGATGATCCGGCTTAGCCTTGTAAGGCGTTGCTCGACGGTGATAACACCGATTGCAGCGCTGCCAGCCACCGAACTGATGCTCGCCACAAAAGAACAACCCACAACCTTTCTCACCGCCATATGGCCGTGCTCCGCATACATATCCCAGCCCGCGGTCAATCTTCCTGTTGCATCCGGGCGCATCGCAGTAAGCTGGCACGCCATAGCCAATATCACGCTTCCAGTTGGAGTCATAGCCAATCGACCAGCTCATGCTCAACTCGGCTTGCGAAACAACGGCTGACTCACGTGTAGGCGTCCTCGGGTAAGTATCGCACTGCGCTCACCGGGAATTGCTCGCCACTGTACTGCAAGAGATCGCGGTGAAAGTAGCCCTCGAAGTGCGGACACGCGCCCGTGAAGTGACGCTGCTTGCGTACAAAAATCTTCATGCCTGTGGTCGTGGCTTTCCAGTTCTCATCATTGCGCCGGCGCACGAAAATCACGTTGTCGACGAGTCGCCCAAGATCCGCAGTGCCTGCCACTTCGTGCACCTCTGGCACCACGTCAGCGCCAATTGGCTTGCGCGGATGCGCCACCAAATGGATGTGCGTTCCAGTCATGCGCGCACAGCTCATCAAATATTTCGCAAACAGTCGTTGAGTTTCCCAATCGTACCCGGAAACATCCAGCGCCATGAGTGAATCGATCACCGCGTGTTCGACTTTCAGCGCTCTGACTGCTTCCAAAACATCCAGGTATGCCGAAGCTCCTAACAGGTTCCAGATCCGCAATCGATCCCCGAACGCATCGAGGAACCACTGCGCCTGATGATCGTTCGGCGCCACCGTCCCCGCGGCAGTACACATCAGCCGCCACAAGAGCTCGCGCGGGTCCTCCTCGAGTGAGGCGAGAAATACCCGACGACCAGCCGCGAGTAACTGACACACGAACTGCCGTAGCAACGTCGTCTTGCCGGCCCCCGGAAAGCCGCTCCAGACCGTGACATCCGCCCGGTAGAACCGCAGCCCCTCGCCGTGACAATCAAACGGACTCGTGGCGAAATCCGCTTGGCGGGCCTGCACCTCGCGACGCAGTTGCTTCACGTCGACCTTCGACAGATCCACCGTGACGCTCTCAGGCATCACGCCCACGCGTACCTCGGGGGAATCCTTCTCAACAAACAGCCTCTGCACGGAATCGAACCGCGAAGCTTTGAACTCGTAGGTTTTAGCGTTCATGCGTGCGCGCCGCGATCATCGCGATCCGTCCAGCCGCCTCACACACCCGTTGCGCGTCGAGCTCCGACAACGCCTTGCCCGAAGCGATGTCACTCGCGCAGATCCCTACCACCAGCGCTTCGTGATTGAGCACCTCCAACGCCCAGGACGTCGGGATGCGCTGGATCTCGTCCACCTCGAGTTTCTCGGGGAACAGATCACTCCACCCCAGCCCCAGTGCTTCCATCACTTCCACCGCTCCACAGCCGGCGAAGCAATGCACTAGGATCCGGCCGTCGGCAAGCTCGCGAACACTCAGCGACGGGGAGCGGTCCTCATGCGCCGGACATCGCGCGGACCATTGCCCCGTCCCGGTAATCCGAACCCCCTTAAGCCGTTCCAGAAGCGCCGAGACGCTCACACCCACCCCCCCTTGCTCACCACTGGCTTCGTACCAGCCGGAACCCTTGTGGCGCGCCCCTCGAGCTCGCGCATGCGGTTGCGCCACGTTCCCAGCCAGTCGAGCTTGGTCCCCGGGCGCCCCGCGACCCCGCGCCAGTAATCCACGAACTCGTCAGTGGCCTGGCTCACGCTCACGTGCGGGCACTTTTCGGCCGCCCAAGCATGCATTTCCGCGGTGACCTCGAAGGGCTCAGGAACTCGGGTGCCCTTGCGGGCTTTACCCGAGGGCGTCGGCGAGTGCTCTGCACGAGCATTCCCCCCCGCTCCCCCCTCTGACGGTAGGGATGGGATGGGATGGGATGGGATGGGAGATGACGTAGCCCCGTTGCCTGTCAAACGCTCTTGCGTTTTGAGTGAAACGCTCTTGCGTTCATGCTGCCTTGCAGCATATCGTTGGTTCCGGGCGAACGTCCTCGCCCGCTTCTTGGCCTCTACACCGTTATGGGCGAGCCAATTCGGAAGACGTACTTGGTCCGCGTCGAGGACCTCAAGCCAATTCGGCCCGAGGACCTGGGAGAGTCCTGCGACCCCGAGGAACTGATCTACCTCGTCGGGTCCCATGTCGAGTGTGTCGTCGTCCGCGATGTGCGAGTCCGCCAGCAGCCACAGCTTCGTGAGGTACCCCAGAGCCCGGCTCTCCGCGTCCGCGTCGCTTAGAGGCTCTGTGGCCTGCTGACTTACACGTTTGGCGAGGCGCTTAAATTCCGGCTTCGTGAGTAGGTCTTTCCATACGATCGTGTAGCCGTTAGCTCGCACTCGAAACCCCTCGCGCTGTCAGTCACTGGGTATCCTAACCGCCGACTCCCCTGCGGCGGCGCAGCAATGTGAAGGTCAGCTCATGGGCGTGGCTTCCGTCGCAGGATCACGGGCTAGTTTTTTTTGGCGCGGCGGCTTCTGCCGGTACGTGACCTCGCGCTGAAGCCCAAGAGCGGCGAGCACTGAGCGGCTCGGGTTGTCCTTGTGGCCCTTGCGAAGCCGGCACAGGTAGCCGTGATCGAGCCGGGTGGCCCTCGCCGCAGCACGCAATCCGCCATGCTTGGCAATGAGCGCCTCAACGGCTTTCTGGATGCTGTCCATCAAGGCCCGAGGGTATCATGGCGTAGTGTTTCCGGGCAACAGCGACGTTGACAACGTGGACAACAGCGTGTAGGGTGACGCCCATGGAATCCCCTCACAGCATGCGTGGGCCGAGTCCCGAAGCTTCCGGGCATACGCCGGGACCGTGGCACGTTGATGCCGTGATGAGCGATGACCGGCATGAGATCTGCGCGGAGCCCTCCGCAGAGTCAGGAAAC